TTGTTTAATTAACTTGGTTGGATTACCAAGTCGGATACTTAACTTAAAAGGAAATCATCATGTCACTTACTAAAACAACTGTAGTAGACCAAATTACAGTAACCGAGAACGGCATCGTTCTTTATCGTGAAGCCACACGCATCATGGAAGATGGCAATCAAATCAGCCAAACCTACCATCGTTCAAGCCTTACACCCGCACAAAACCTAACAGGCGTTCCCGCTAATGTCGTTGCAATCTGCAATGCGGCTTGGACACCTGAAGTGGTTGCGGCTTATCAGGCGGCACAGGCTGCGGCTCTCACGCCCCAGGACTAATCGTTTGCATTAGGCGATGCGATAATCGCTCCGCGATAACAAAAAAGTAACCCACGACAACCACCAAGGAATCAACATGGAAATCACACTCAAACTCGAGCTGAACGAAGTCAACGCGGTACTGGACGCGATCGGAGCATTACCGACAAGCACCAACACCTGGCCCATCGCGGCCAAGATCCGCGCCCAGGCAGAGATGCAGCTCCCAAAGAACACCGAAGGGGTTGCAGATGAAGGAAGTGTCACTGACTGACGAGCAGATCGAGGCGATCGCGGAGCGTGCTGCCGAGGTCGCCTTAAACAAGGTCTACACCGAAGTCGGAAAAACAGTTTTAAAGAAGCTCGCCTGGCTCACAGGCGTAGCTGTCATTGGCCTTGCCATGTGGCTCGCAGGTCATAACGCACTGCCCAAGGGTTGACATGAAGGACTGGCTGATCGCCTTTGCGCAAGCAGCCGGTCTATGCGCACTTGTCCTGGTTGTAGTGGCCGCAATGGTTCACCTAGCTCATGGCCAGCAGCCCAAGTGCGTGATCAGCGAGTTTTATGCGATCGGGTGGTCGGTTCACAACCCCACTGAGCGCTATCACCAAATGATGCAGTGGCTCGGCAGCAGCGGCAACAGCTGCAAGTTTGAGGAATTGCTGAACATCTGGAACAACCTAGGCGAGTGGGCCGGTGCAGCTGACAGCGCACCACTGCGAGCCAAGGTGATCGAGCTGTACGAGAGGCTGCCAAAGAAATGAAAGTCAGTTTTGACAAGTGGTACCCAATTGTTCAGCCAATGGCTTCAACGCAACAGGACGCGTTCAACAAGCGCGTCGAAAGATTGAATGCAGAGCGAGCGCTAAACGTGCAGATCGAGCACCAGGTGAAGAAGTTCCACCAATACGAGTGGGAGATTTATGAAATGCGGATGCGGCAGATCACGCTGAATATCGAGATCGCCAACAACAGCCGCAAGAGGGTTGATGTCGAAGTATAGGAAGCAGCAGCATGAACGAAATAAAAGCAAAACTTACTTTTTGGGTGACCTTCATGGTCAGTTTCACGTTGTGCGTCGCCGTCATCGCGATGGTCGCCGCGTTTCTTTTTGGCCTGTGGGCCAAAGAAGTAGACAACGCTGAGATCTTCAAGCTGCTATCGCCTGCCTTCCAAACAATTATTGGCGGCTTCATTGGCCTGTTGGCTGGCGTGAAGCTCTCTCACGATGACGACAAACCAAAGGAGTGCGCCCGTGGCTGATTTCAATCCGGCCTTTGAGGCCATGATCAAGAACGAGGGCGGCTACGCCCTCCACAACGTCGAGGGCGATCGCGGGGGCATGACCTACGCCGGCATCGCCCGCAACATGCAGCCAGGCTGGCCAGGCTGGGGCCTGATCGATCGCAAGGAACCGGTTCCGGCCCAGCTGGTGCGCGACTTCTACCGGCAGCAGTTCTGGACGCCGATCAGAGGCGACGACATCAGCAGCCAGGTGATCGCGCAAACCATCTTTGACTTCCATGTAAACGCGGGCGGCGTGGCCATCAAGCTGGCGCAGCTGGTCGTTGGCTCAACGCCTGACGGCGCGATGGGCAACAAGACGGTGGCAGCGCTGAACGCCACTGAGCCAGGCAAGTTTGTGATGGCCTACGCGCTGGCCAAGATCGCCAGGTATCGGGACATCGTGAGGAAAGACAAGACCCAGATCAAATTCCTGCTGGGCTGGATCAACAGGACTTTGGAGGGGGTTATATGAGCTTGCTAGGCATTGGAAGCATCATCGAGTCGGTGGGGAAGGTCGCAGGCGACCTGATCACCACCGACAAGGAGAAGATGCAGCTGGAGATCGAGAACCGGAAGCTGGACCAGGCGCTGGACCTGGCTCAGATCGAGGTCAACAAGATCGAGGCAGCCAGCTCGAGCCTGTTCACGTCAGGCTGGCGCCCGTACATCGGTTGGGGCTGCGGCACGGCCTTCCTTTACTCGGCCATGTTTGAGCCGATCATGCGGTTCGTCGCCCAGGTCGTCTTTGACTACAAGGGCCCATTCCCGCAGCTCGACACCAACTTGACCATGCAGGTCCTGCTTGGGATGCTTGGCCTGGCCGGCATGCGTTCTTACGAGAAGTCCAAGGGCGTGGCCACCAAATAGCTTGTGCCAAAATTGTGCCGCGGACTTGTGCCGTAGACAGTTGCCATTACCTCAGTGCCCTGAGAAATCAGGGCACTTTTTTGTCCGGTCGCACTGCAAATCCGTGTACGCCGGTTCGATTCCGACCCCCGCCTCCACTCTCAAAACGCACTTTTCTCTCAGCATCAAAAACCTCGGTTGTGCCAAAAACGTGACAATCAAAACGTCACCTTCTCGGCAGCCGCGGCCAGGTGCTCGGGCGAAAGGTGCGCGTACTTGCGGACCATCTCGGCTGAGTGCCAGCCGCCCAGCTCCTGGAGCACCGACATCGGAGTGCCGGCCATCGCATGCCAGCTGGCCCAGGTGTGGCGCAGGTCATGGAAGCGGCACCAGGGCACGCCAGCGCGTTTTGTAGCGTTCGCCCAAGTGGTTGGAGAGATCCGCACAGGGCATTGAAATACAAGGCCTTCACGGGGTTCTGGGAAGGCTGCCAGGAGCTCACGCGCCTGCTTGTTGAGTGGCACCAGGATGCGCTCGCCGGCCTTCGCCTCGTCCGCATGCACGATCACCATGCCCGTCTCCAGGTTCACGTTCTCCCAGCGCAGGCCGAAGACATTGGCTTTTCTCAACCCGGTGAGCAAAGCGAAACGGACTGGACACCGGTACTTTACCGGGAGGTTTGCGATCACGGCCTCGGCCTGTTCGCGTGTCAAATATGCGACGCGACGGGTGGGCTCCTCCTCCTTGCGAAAGCCTGGGATGGTGTCGATCCACTGCCAGTCGATCTGGGCAGCGCGGAAGATGGCGCGGATCAGGGCGCGGTAGCGGTTCCTGGTGGCTGGCTTGACGCCCTCGGGGAGGGCCTCCTCGATCGCGTCGCGGTCAATCTCGGTCAGCAGCTTGCTGCCCAGCTTCGCCTTGAGAAACGTGATCTTGTCCTCGTCGTCGGAAATGGAGCGCTTGCCGGCCTTCTCGATCTTCCACTTGTCGGTGGCGTCGTTCCAGGTCTTCTTGGGCTTCTCCTTGAGAGCGCCCGTGCGCCAGAGCTCGGCACGGCGGATGTCGTGGAGCTCCTGGGCCTGCTTCTTGTCGGACGTCTTGAGGGACTCGCGCACGCGCTTGCCCTTGATCATCACGTCCAGCCAGTAGGTTTCGCCGCGTAGTTTGATTGCCATGTGTTGCCTCGTTCCTAGTTCGTGTTTCGGTTGTTGGTGAGATTATCGCAACATCAAACGACAAAAGCAATACCCGGATTAAATTGGCACACTTCTCCCGTAGTAGGCGATCAGGGCAGCCTCAGCCTTGCCGTCGTCTTTCACGCGTTTGAACTCGCCAGCCGACGCCGGCCAGATCTGGGCGGCCTTGGCACGGCTCCCATCCTTGCCAGAATTGAGCTGGAGCGCTTTTTTCCACTTGCCAGGGGTAACGGTAGTAGTTGGGATCTTCATGCCCGCCAGGACGCCTTTGGCCAGCCCGAAGGACTCACCGAAGGCAAACATGGAGGTGACGCCCTGGCCAGGCATGGCGCCCACCTGCTCAATGACGGCCCTGGCGCCCTGGTAGGCGTAGAGCTCGAGCTCCGCGGCCAGCATCTCGGGCGAGACGCGGCGCTTGGCCTTGCCGCCCACGACAACCTCGACGGCGGGCATCTCAAAGACATGCACCAGCTTGCCGGTGTCCTCGATGATGGCGACAGCGCCTGACGCGCCTGGATCTATTCCGATGATGAAGCTCACTTGTTGAGCCCTCCTATGAGTTGAATGAATGGGTTGAAGTAGTCGCGCCAGGTCTTGCCGCGCTTGATCACGCTGACGGTGGCCTGGCTTATGCCGTAGCGGGCGGCGATCTCTCGCTGCGTGCCCTCGGCGTCTCGGATCTCCGCGGCCAGCTCCAGGTTGAGCTTGCTGTGCTGCCTGGCCTTCACGGCCAGCTTCTGCATGCGGACAGGGTTGGTGGTGTATTTGCGCTCCCTCGAGACCATCTCCTGGAGGCGCTTGCGCGTCACTACCAGGAGGTGATCAGGGTTCACGCAGAGCTCGTTGCGGCACTTGCAGGTGACGAGCTTGCCCTTGATGGACTTGCCCTGGGCCTCTGCAAGAAAGCGACGCACAGCCCCAACGCGGCCCTTGTAGTTCATCGTTGGCGTGGGTGCGTTGGACTGCGTCGCGCCAGTCCACTCCCAGCAGTCACCGATCTCCTCGATGTGCATGCGCACGCGTTCAATCAATTCCTTCATCGTGGCCCCTCGTCATGACACAAAGGGCCATCGTCAACATTCCGACAAACACGCCGGCAAACAACGCAGCAAAAAGCCAGAGCCAGTGAATCATTTTTTGAACGCCTCCATCGTCTTGACGGCGCTCTTGATCTTCTTGGCCGCCTCGCGCTTGACTGGTGTGTCAGCTTTCACGGGGATGTCATCAGGGTGCGTGGCCAGGTCGTCCCACATCGTCTCGAGGTCGGTGCGCTTGACGTCACCAGACTCGACGGTGCTCACAGGAAACTCGTTCTTGTGCGCGATGACCTCGGCCATCAGCGAGCCTGGGCAGTTATGCAGCTCCTTGCTGCTGAACGTGGCGCCGTACTCTTTGATGCCCTCGGGGCCGTTGACAAAGTGCAGGCCGTTCTCTTTGTGCTTGTAGGCAATCCAGTTCTCGCCGCCGTCCTGCGCATCCGCGTAGGGCACCAGGTTAGGGATCATCAGGTGGATGTTGCAGCCCTTGGTCTGATCCTCGTAAGACAACAGCTTGTTGTGGGGCTTGCAATGCCATGCTGCATTCTCAACGGGTGAAGAATGGCAGCAGGTGCGGCAGTTGGCTTCCGCTGCCATGCCGCCGTGGCAGTGCTTCCACATCGAGCAGTATTTGCACTCGAAGAAGTCAGCGTCAGTGCTCATGCGGAAAGGCGGCGAAGGCATATTGATCAGTCGCTGGGCGCGATCGATCAGCTGATCAAAGCGTGCTTTGTCGAAGTGGACCCATTCGGTGTACACCGCGGAGTCGTTCTTGTTCTCGGCCATGTACAGGGCGCGATCGAGCTCCATCAGACCCATGTAGACAGTCATTTGGTCATAGTGCTGCGGCTTTGCGCCCTTCACGCCCTTTGACATCAGCGCCTTGAATGACTTGTCGTTGTGCGTCTTGCACTCCACGACCGCCGGCGTCTTGGGCGCCTCTGGCAGTCCCTTGGCCACCGCGTCCAGCGAGCCACTGAAGTGGCCATCGCACGCATGCACGCGCCACTGGTCGCCGCTCTCTGGGTCTACGTCCCAGACGGTGACGCCAGCTCCACGCAGCTCCTCAAAGAAGCGGGCCTCTGCTGCCTGGCCAACGCCAAACAGCCTGAGCATGCGGCCTTGGAATTCCGGCTTTAGCGCCCAGCGCCAGGTCAACCAGATGTAGCGGCCACAGTCATGGCCGATCAGTGACGCGCCCATGTGAGGGCGGTGCTCCTGCGGCTTTGATTCGTACCAGCGGATGATTGCCGCGCTGGTCGTGTGTTGGGACTCAGGAATTTGTGCCATCTTGTTTGCCCTCATGGTGTGCGGCTTTCCATTCTTCCCACTTGGTAATGAATCTCAACGCCTGCGTTTTGTAGTTCTTGTTGGTGAAACCCCAGTAAGGCGAATTGAAAAAATCTTCCATGCCGCGCTTGACTGAGATTTGGTATTCGTATTGCGAGGCCGCCATCTCTGTTTCGAAGATGCGACCGTCTGATGTTTGAAATGCTTGAATGGTTTTCATAGTTCTCTCGTTCTTAAAAGGTGGGGCCTACTCACTGCGCCGTGTCGTCCGCAAGCTAACTTGCCACGGCATCGCTTTCGGCCCCGATGTTCAACCCCAGGGCTTTGCAGCCTTCGCTGGTGCAGCTGAAGGAGCTGGCGCCGCGGAAGCCTTGGGCTTGGCGTTGTTGATGTGGCCACCGATGCCCTGGTAGCCCCAGATCACGTTGCGCTGGTCGTCCTTCTTGTCGATGCCGATCTCGGCCACAAAGGGCTGGTCGTGCAGCTGCTCGCTGTCTTCCACGTCATCGATGCCGATGGCCATGCAGAGCTTGGCCAGTGACTCCTGGGCGATCTTCACGGCCTGGTGGTTGGGGTTGTCCAGGTTCAAGCGCTCCCAGTGACGGCGGCCAGAGTGCTGGCCAGAGATGACGTGCATCTCCAGCTCGAGGTAGTGGCCGGTGTTGGCTTTGGTTGGTTTTGTTTCCGACTTCACGATCATCATTTCGTACTCGCCTGCGGGCAGGGGGCCGAATGAGTTGGAGCGTTCTTCGATCTGGATTGCAGATGCTTTGAAGTTAATGAGTGCCATGTTTGAAAAGTTCCTAGTTTCAGTTTTGAGACGCGGTCAATGCCGCAGCGAATTCAGCCCAGTCGAGCTTCATGTTCTTCAAGCCAAACCTGTTGCCGCCCATGTGAGCGGGGTGAGGTTCGACATGGAGAATTCGGTCGCCCGTGGTGCGGGCCTTTGTTTCTTTGTTGCCGTAGCCAGCATCTGACTGCGTCGTGACGATGCGGTAGTTGGCCCAGCCGATGACGTCTGCCCATTCCTGGACAAGAGCTGCAGCGCGGTCGTGCAGCTTCAAAACGTACTGGTCATAACCGTCGTGCAGTGGTGACTCGAAGTGCTTAATCTTGTCGTGCGCGATCAGGATCACGGCCATGTTGCGCGTCTGGCGCAGGGCCTCAAGGCCGTTCAACAGGTTGCGCCACTCGTCGGCTGCAGCGATGTAGCCCTTGCCGTAGCCTGCGGCCTCGATGCTGGCCCACTTGTTTTGAGCGCAGACGTGCGCGTGGATCAGGGGCTCGAGCCAGTCCAAGGAGTCAACAAAGACCGTGCCGTAGTCGTGCTCCTCATTGAGTAGCGTGGTGATGGCCTCATAGACCTGGGCCAGTGTGGTGGCCAGGGGGAAGGCAGACGCATCGACTGCGTCGGCGCCGTCCTCGGTCAAGATGCCGATCGCGTTGGGCGCCATCGATGCAAAGGTTGTCTTGCCGATCTTGCCGGGGCCGGCAATCACGATCTTGGGAGCACGCATGCGCTTTGTGCGCTGGATAGAGGAGAGATCAAAAGCCATTTTTATTTCCTTAAAAGTTGAGGCCGTCGTGGGATTGTGAAAATCGCATCAGTCTTCGTATGATTTTTTTGGACGATCGCGATCGAGTCGTTTAAATACCTGGTGGTATGTGTCTGGCTTGCCGCCCAAGAAGCGACGCAGCCATTCAGCACCGCCCAGGTCTTGGAACTTTTCAAATTCGGTGTCGCTCATGCGAATCCATCGTGGTTTGAGTGGTTCTGGCGGGGCTGGTCTAGGCATCTCCCCTCACTTTCAGCATGGCGTCTGCGAAGTCGTAAGCAGTATCAGAAAGTAACCATGCAACCCCTGACATGTCTTCCAAAGGGCCGTCCTTGGAAGCTGTTTCAACGAATATCGATACCCAGCCGCCGTTGGTCAAGATACCTTGCATAGCCTTAGCCGCAAAGTAGTCGCGCAGGGTCATGCCTGTTGTGTAGCCAAGGCCGCCAAGTGCTTTAGATGGAAATGCTGGTTCGCTCATGATGACCACCATGCAACGAGCAAGCAGGCCATGCCGACACCGATCGCGACGGCCAGCAGGTAGCCGGCCACTGACTCGATCATCGGCTCGCGTTGAGCTTCTGGGTGGCCAACTTCGAATGTGCAGTCAGCCAATGTGCGGGGGGTTTGGTAGTGAGAGAGTTTCATTTTGATGTTTCCGTTTTTGTGATTGCTGTGTATTGCTTGGGTGCGTACTCGTTCCAGATCTTGCCGTCTGCGTCGAGCTGCTTGCGAGCTGTGCGGAGAGCTTCGCGCTCATCGCGTCCAGCGCACCAGACCTTGTGGTCGTCGCTGTAGTCGTAGTACCAATCGTGAGCCTTGAGGGCTGCGCGGTATTCCTGTTCTGTGTTCATCATCGTTTTGGTTCCTTGCTTCAATAAATTGCGGCGCCAACCAAAGCGTTGATGTCCAAACCAGCTTCTTCTGCACGTTGGCCTGCTGCGCTGGCAGCTACAGCAAACAGTTTTGCGTCAGTGGCGTCCTTGCCGGCGTTTTCAAGATCAACGCAGGGGTCGCTGAGATAGACGCCTGTTTGATTTTCGATTTGCACCAGCTTTGCAATGAGTTCTGCGTAGGTCATGTGTTTCTCGTTTCATCGTTCCCGCCTAAATCAGGCGTAAAGTGATTTGGCCACAACGATGCGAAAAGCACAACAGTATCCCGACAAGAACGTGGGGTTATTAACTCCACGCTGAGGTTTATTGCGGTTTGATCCAGAGGACGCGAGAGGCCCAGACGACATTCGCGTCGGTGCGCAGCAGCTCGCCTGTCGTCTTGCCCAGATTGAAAGTACCACTGCGGTAACCGCGGTGCAGGAATGCGACGACGTGCTCACCGTTGTCAAGCGCGACGCAGCACATCTGGCCCAGGTGCTGGCGCGGATCATCCTCAGAGGGGGAGACAAAGATCATCCAGCCGTCAGAGGGATTGTTTGGCGCACGCATCTGCAGCGCATACGTTCCCTCGGGGCAGTCAGCCGGGCCGATCACCTTGTCGTGCGTGCGCTTGGGAAACAGTGTCACAGCAGAGTTGGAGTCAACGTAGCCGGCCACCTTCACTCGCCTTACGTCTTCGCTCACCTCGATGCCTGCCTGGCGCAGCACCTCAGTGATCGGCACGCCCAGGATCAGGCTCACCTGGTGAGCCTCCTCGTTCGTCATCTTGCGCTGACCGCGTAGCATCAACGACACCGCCGCCGGGTCCAGCTCCATGAGCTTGGCCAGACCACGCTGCGACAGTTTGCGCGTGGCTAATAGTTGACGAAACCACTCGGTATTCATGGAGGCCTCTACAGGGGGTCCTTCAAGGTTGTCATAAACTCGGCGTTGAGTCAATCGCAACCCATTGGAGTAATACACATGACCATTCCCGTCGTCCATACCCTAGAACCCGCTTACACAGTGATCGAAAAGCTAGGAGGCAAGACAGCTGTAGCCGAGGCCCTCGAGCTCGACAAATCAACCCTCTCACGCTGGTGCCAGCCGCGTCCTGGTGGCACTGGTGGCCTGATCCCGCAGCGGTACTGGCCGCAGCTGATCGGGATGGCACGCGAGCAACGCGTGCGCATCGGAGTCAAGGAGCTTGCCGCCGTTGAGGTGTGAGCATGGTCGTCGGAGCACCAACGATGACCAATAGCGACTTCCTCGCGGAGATTTACGGCGAGATGGAGCCAGGCACTCACGGCTGGGTGTGCTCGTTCCGCGCTGACCCTAACAACGCGCCGCCCACCGTGTGGTCGGGACGCGCATACAAGGGCCTGCCTAACCAGGCGGCTCTGATCGATCGTTCTATCCAAGACAACACCTATTTCTGTACGTCTGTCCTGACTGCGACAGCTGATGGAGAGATCGCGCGAAACAAGTCGGCGTTTGTGCGACTTGCGGTGCTTGTCCTAGACGACGTCCAGCTCTCAGACGTCCAAGGCTTTTCCTACGCCTTGCAAACGAGCCCAGGGAAGTTCCAAGTAGGTATCTTTCTCGATGGGGAAGACTCCGATACCAAGAACAGGTTACTTATTGACCGGCTTATGTCGGCATTGGCCGCACGCGGTCGGAGCAATGACGCCTCTGGCAACGCGTGCGTCCGCTATGTGAGACTTCCGGATGGCATGAACACCAAGCCACGCGCTGCCGGCGAGTGGCAAGTGCGTCTCGAGGTCTGGCAACCGAACATCCGCTGGAGCCTGGACGACGCCTGCGCGGCCATCGGAATTGACCTAGACAGTTTGAGGATCGCGGCCAAGCTGCCGAACACCCCATCTTCATCAACAGGCGCAACAAATCATGCAGGCGAAATGATCGCCGGCCTGACTGATCCAAACCCAGGCACTCGCGTCTATCACGAAAGCATCACGCGCCTGGCCGCTAGCCTGGTGGCCGGTGGCATGTTTCCTGGTGCAGCCGTTGACTTCCTCTACAGCCTCATGGACCAGGTGAGACCAGGTGACCCAGAGGAGCTGCGTCGCTGGGAGTCACGCCGCCAGGAGATCCCTCGCGCAGTCAAGAGTGCGGAGAAGTTCGCGCCCGAGGAGCGCCAGCCGCCAAGCATCACCGTCAACCTGTCAGTGCCTGGTGGCTCACCTGATGAGCCTGTGCAGCCACCTTCTGGTGACCTGCAGCCGATGGACTGGGGCGTGCTTGAGCACAAAGCACCTGAGCCCACCAACTGGCGCTTCGAAGGCTGGTTGCCCGAGGGCACGGTCACGCTGCTGTCAGCCAATGGTGGCGTGGGCAAGTCCAACCTGTCACTGCAGCTGGCTGTGGCCATGGCCTTTGGCTTGCCCCTCTTTGACATCGCGACCAAGCCCTCCAAGGTCTTGATCTTGTCAGGCGAGGACGAGGCACGCACGGTGCATTTCCGCGTGGCCAACATCTGCGCGGACCTGGGCCTCTCAATGTCAGAGCTGCGCGATCGCCTGGTCGTCTATGACCTGACCCAGGCCGACTGCGTCCTCTGGAAGGACGGCAACCCCACCGAGCGCATGCAGTGGCTGGCTGACGTGACTGTGGCCACCAAGGCCAACACAGTGATCATCGACAACGCCTCGGACGTCTTCGCGTCCAACGAAAACGACCGCACCGAGGTCCGCGGCTTCATGCGGGCGCTCAACCTAATTGCCAACGTCACACGCGCAGCGGTCCTGCTGCTGGCGCACGTTGACAAGGCGAGCGTGCGGGGTGGTGCAGGCCTAGACAGCAACACGACGTTCTCAGGGTCCACAGCCTGGAACAACAGCGCCAGGTCGCGCTGGGCGATGGTGCGTGACGCTGACACCGTGGTCCTGCGCCATGAGAAGTGCAACCTGGGCCCACTGCAGGAGGAGCTGCGCATCGAGTTCGATCCAGGCGCCAAGGTATTCAAGCGCTTTGGCACGTCCCCTGGCCTTAAGGCTGCGCAGACACTGGTGCGAAACACACAACGCGCTGTGATTCTCAAACTAATCGGACGGGCTGCAGGCGAGGGCCTGAACCTGTCCATGAAGGCCAACGCGGCAGCCAACAACATCTTCAACGTGCTGAACACCGATCCAGAGTTCCCCAATCACCTGGCACGCAAGGACTTCTTCAGCATCCTGCGCGACATGGAGAACGAGAACCTGATCACCCAGGAGACCTACAAGAAGCACAACCGCATGCCTGGTCAGCGCGTGGTGCTCACACCAGCTGGCCAAACGCGTGTGGCACTGGGCAGCGGAGCCGGGCCAACCTGGGCGCAGCGCGAGGAGGACGACGAGTGAGCTTTGTAAAACACCAAATCGAGATGCCCAAGTCCTCGAGAAACATGCACCGCTTCAAGCTGTGCAGCAAGTGCAGCCAGGAGAAGCCGCCAGAGGGCGGCATCGAGATGAGCGCCACGCGCTGGATCTGCGCAGCGTGCTGGACGCATCAAGCAACAAGGAGACCAAGCAAATGACAGAACCACTACTCACAGGCGAGGAGATCGATGAGCTGATCCAGGTCGGCATCGACAACGGCGTGAAGGACATGCGGACCTACGCCAGGCTGATCCAGCAGGCCACGCTCAACGAGCTGGCCAACCGCATCGACCGCATGCCATTCGGTGACACCGCGGCATCGTTCTCCATCTGGGTCAGAGACCAGGGCAAGAGCTGGGACTGGCCAGGAAGGGAGCAGCTGTGAACATTTTCATCTACACAAAGAGCGGCTGCCCCAACTGCGTGGCGGCCAAACAGCTGCTCAAGGCCAAGGGCCTGCGCTTCATTGAAAGCAGCCTCGAGGATGCGGGCGTGCGCTTGGCGTTTGAGTTTGCCCATCCAGACCTGCGGCAGATGCCTCAGATCTTTATCAACGACCAGCGCGTCGGGGGCCTGGCTGGGCTGCAGGCTGCGCTCAAGCAGATGGAGGGCCAGTCATGAGCACAGAAACATTGCGGCAGGCGCTCAAGGACTGCCTGGATTGGATGGAATCCCTCCGCGCATGCGGAGACGCCGGCAACTGGGAATGGGGTGCAGCGAGCGAGTACGCAAGGGGCATTGCCGCACTAGAAGCGAAGGATGAACCTTGGGAGAAGTTCTGCGATTCACATTGCGTTTGGACTGACCACCATCCTGATTGCAAGTTGGCACAGCGCACATGGGTAGGGCTGACGGATGAGGAGGTTAAACAAAGCTACAGACAAAAGTGCTCCGAGTTTGGTCATTGGTTGGACGAAAGAGCGTTTCTGATTGCCTGTAGGTGGGCAGAAGTCAAACTCAAGGAGAAGAACACATGAGCGATGGCGGCAAAGGATCTGGACGACGTCCAGGGCAGGGCTACCAGGATGCGTGGGAGCGCATCTTTGGCGACAAGAAAGAGGGCAATGCTTCCAGTGCTTCCGGTGTGCTTCCGGTAGCGGGAGCAGAGCAGGAGCACCAGGAGCAAAGTGTGCCCCACCACCCCAAGGGTGGGGGCACTTTGCCCGTGCGCGAGGCTGCTTCTGCTTCCACTTAGATAGGGGAAGGGAGTTGGTGCGTGCACAGACATTGATATAGTCAGAAGGCGACGATGTTGTCGTGATGTGGAGGTAATCAAATGGCTAAGAAAACAGGAAAGTCTTGGGCGCAATTGGCGCGTGAGCAAGCTGAGCGAGTAAGGGGTGATCTCAACCCAATGAAGCGGCCAGAGGTCGCCGCAAAGGTTTCAGCAAGCGCTAAGCAGCGCATGGCCGATCCAGAAGTCAGAGCTGCATTTGTTGCGGCTGGCGGTAAGGCGTCGCGCACGCCTGAGCTCAACGCTCAGCGACGCGTGAAGCTGCAGGCGTATTGGACTGAGGAGCGCAAAGAAGCTGCGCGGTTGAGGCAGATGGCTTACCAGGCCAAAGTTAAAGCTGCGCTTGCGGTGATGGGAGAATCACAACATGGAACAAATACAGCAACTTGATGCGGTCGCGGATGCGTTGCAACGCGCCGCACTGTCAACAGCTCAGAAGGCAGATGAAAACGGGGGAAAAACTTCCGTTTCAGTAGGGAGCGGGGCCGCGGGCCCCGGTCGCCCGAAGGGAGTGCGGAACCGACTGACGAACCTGCGCGAGGCCGTGCTCGAAGCGTTTGACGAGGTCGGCGGCCCTGAGTACCTGGTGCGGCTGGCCAACGGAACGCAGAGCGATCGAGCCGCGTTCGTCGGCCTGGTGAGCAAGGTGCTGCCGACTCAGATCAACGCCAACGTGGAGGGCGGCATCCAGGTGCAGCTGTCCTGGCTTGGCCAGCGCAACATTGGCACAACTGTGGCACAACCTGTCGAGCAGGTCACGCAAGTCGTTGATTTAGAAAGGGATTCGGCAGGCAAGTACCGGATTAAAGATCCGGTGGACGCTGTGTCGCCGGGCGCCGATGGGTCGCCGGCCATCGATGGCCAGGGCAAGACCGCGCAGAACGACGCAGGAGACGCGCAGGGTGCATGACGCTACCACGCCCTTGCCTGCCCTGCGATCGCGTGCTGTGGCCACGATCTGGCCGCGCTGTGCGCCTGAATTCCTGGACCCCCCACCCCCCATCGAGTCGGGGGAGGGGGCCGGCGAGAGAACGGGTCCCCCCACCAATTTTCACCAATCCAAAAAGACAAGATGAGGAAACATCACCATGAGCACCACGACACCACCCATCGGCCCTTGGCACTGCCCTGACTGCGGCACAGGTCCCGCCGTCCCCCACAAAGACAGCTGTATCTTTGCGCCCAGCTGGAACAAGACGCCCAGGGCCAAGCGAATGGAGGCCGCGTTAAACGACAAAGCCAACGACCCCGTCAACCACCCGAGCCACTACACCGAGCACCCCAGCGGCGTCGAGTGCATCCAGATCACGGAGCACATGAACTTCTGCCTGGGCAACGCGGTGAAGTACATCTGGCGAGCCGGCCTGAAGAACGACAACGCGATCGAGGATCTGAAAAAAGCCCGCTGGTACGTTGACCGCGAGCTCGAGAGGCTCACCAAGTGAACCTCAACGAGTACGTCCCCCGCAGCGTCTTCACCCCGCTGCACAACCGCGACAAGCGCTGGGTCTGCGTCGTCGCGCACCGGCGCTGCGGCAAGACGGTGGCGATGTGCGCTGACCTGGTGATCGGGGCGCTCGAGACGGCGCTGCCAAAACCGCAGTTTGCGTACATGGCCCCGCAGCGCGACCAGGCCAAGCGTGTGGCGTGGACCTACCTCAAAGACCTGACGCGTCCGATGTGGAGCAAGCCGCCCAACGAGTCGGAGCTGAAGATCACGATCAACAACGGCCACGGCGGTGAGTCAACGATCTACGTCGCCGGCGCCGACAACTACGACGCCCTGCGCGGTATGTACTTTGACGGCGTTGTGCTGGACGAGGTCGGCCAGATCAGACCGAGCGCCTGGTACAAGGTTTTGAGGCCAGCCCTGTCAGACCGCCGCGGCTGGGCCATCTTCGCCGGCACGCCCGCTGGAAAAAACATGTTCTGGAACCTGCGCGAAGAAGCGCGGATGAACCCTCAGACGCACATGCTGCTCGAGCTCCCCGCGTCCAAGACGGGAATCATTCACCCCGATGAATTGAGAGACGCCAAGGCCCAGATGACCGAGGAGGCGTTCCTGGTCGAGTACGAGTGCAGCTTTGATGCAGCCGTGCCGGGCGCCTACTTCGCCAAGCAGATCGGGGACGCCTACGCCGAGGGCCGCATCGGCAAGCACCCCGTCGATCCAGCGTTCCCTGTAAACCTGGTCGCTGACCTTGGCTACACCGACAGCTGCTCCTGGTGGGGCTGGCAGGAGACGCGTGACGGCATTCGGATCGTTGACTTCATGGAAGACGACAACCAGCCGATCCAGCACTACATCGACTGGGTGAAGTCTCGGCCATACCTGGTCAACCCCAGAGGCATCTTTTTGCCACACGACGCCCGCGCCAAATCGCTGCAGACCGGCAAGTCGATCATTGAGCAGTTTCTGGCCAACGGCATCCGGCCAAACCTTGTGCCCGAGATGTCACTTCAGGACGGCATCGAGGCGGCCAGGCTCACGATTCCGACGTGC